TTTAACACAGGCGGTTTCATAGGCATGAATGTAGGCGGTTTAGCCGCTTCTAAGTCAGGTTTTGTAGATGGTGTGCCACCTAGTCAGGCTACAGATGCTCAAGAGGTAGCAGATGACAAGGAAGGGAAGTTACCAGAGGGTGCATATGTTATAAATGCTTCTGCAGTCACGTTCGCAGGAGAAACAGACATTATAAATATGTTGCGAGAGGCACAAGAAGAGGCTGTTCGTCGTGGGGTAACTCCTGAAAACCCCAAGGCAAGTTCGATGATTGATGTTGCGGTATCTCGCGGGGAAGTTGTTGTAGCCCCATATCTTGTAAACATAATAGGCAAGGACAGACTAGAGAAGATAAACAATCGTGGTGTTAAAGATACTGAGCGAAAGATAGAGGAGAATGGTCAACAAACTCAAGGAGTTTCTAGGGGTGGGTTTTTAGGTTACGCGACAGGCACTGGGACACTATCCCCTACTGTAACATCTCCACAAGAACCTTATGAAGCACCCCCTCTCCCCCCAATGACTCACACCATATATGATAATACATACTTTGGGTACAGATTTGGCGATATTATAGATGCGATACGTCCAGTAGAAATACAGGGATTTGAAAAACAACCATATATATTTACAGGTGTTAAAGTAAAGGGACGTAAAGGTTCTTCTGCATTCGGTCCTATGCAAATAACAGCATCTACCCTACGTGATTTAAAAGAACGCAGTGGGGATTACCAAATGTTTAGCGATGAAGCAAAGGAATATGTAGATAAACTTATCACACAGGGTAGAGATAAGGTGAATCTAGAATTGTATAAAAAGGCCTATATAGATACTCCTACAGGCAGAAAAGAAAAATTTGTTAGTGCAGAGGATAGACGTAAACTGCAAGGACTAAAAGCGGGAGTTATACCCATTGAAGAGCATAAAAAATTTTACGAAATGGTAGCTAACGCTACTCTCAAACAAAAGTTACTTGACCATGACACACTAGAAGACGCTATATCTTCTTATGGAGAGGGTCTGGAATACGCCAGTAAAGTTCTGAAGAATTTAGGTGTATTACGAAAGAATTAGTCAGCTACCCGTAATACGGCCCTGACATAACCGAAGCGGCTACCTACAAGCCAAGTAGCCCCGCATGATGAGGTAAATAAAATGGCAAAAGCAAGAGGCTACAGAGCCAACAAATCTAACGACTCTTTCGGAGTTGTAAACAACCCAAACTTATATCGTGGAAAGTACAAAGAAGAGGTATACAAAGACGATGAAGAAGATACAGAAAATGTTGAAGCTTCCGCAGAAGATACTCAACCTGACCCTGCAACAACTGCAGCTACTCAGGATGCAAATAGCTTTGTCACTAAGTCAGAGCCTACAGAGCCTGAACACGACTATAAGAAACGGTATGACGACCTTAAAAAGCATTATGACACGAAACTGTCGGAGCATAAAGAAGAGCTTGCGTCTCTTCGTAAAGCGATGCAGGAGCGTGCTGTCGAGATGCCAAGGGGAGTAACCCCACCAAGAACTCAAGAAGAACTCGACGAGTTTAAGGAACGTTACCCTGACGTGTTCGACGTAGTGCAAACGGTTGCGTCTATGCAGACGGAATCACAGGTGTCCAAACTTCGTGAGGAGATAGGCACTATCAAAGAACGGGAAAAGGAGTTGGAAAAGCAGAAAGCCTACGAGGAACTGCTAAGACTACACCCTGACTTTGACGAGCTTAAATCCAGTAAGGAGTTTCTAGGATGGCTCGAAGAGCAACCTACAACTATCGCAGAAGGTATTTACAAGAACAATACTGACGCAAAGTGGGCGGCTCGTGTAGTAGACCTTTACAAGGCTGATACTGGTCTTGTTAAAACTAAAAAGAAGCGGCAGGAAAGTGCGGCAGATGCCGTAACAAAAACTCCTGCTAGAGAAGTACAAACGAACCCTGATGCAGGGAAACGCGTCTTCAGTGCTTCGGAAATTCGCAAGATGAAACCTTGGGAGTATGAGAAGCTAGAAGCTGAAATAGACTCCGCAAGGCTTGAAGGGCGAATAAACTTCAACTCATAACCTCAAAAAGGAAGGTATGAACTATGGCTTTTAATAGCACATCAGGACATAATAACTTGCCGAGTGGCAACTTTACTCCTGAAATTTTTAGCCAGAAAGTTCTCAAGTTCTTCCGTCGTGCTTCGGTTGCAGAAGATATTACTAATACCGACTACGCTGGCGAAATTGAAAACTTTGGCGATACGGTTCGCATTATTAAAGAACCAACAATTACTGTGGCAAGCTATGCGCGTGGTGCAGTGATTAATCCACAAGATTTGGCTGACGACCAAACAACTATGGTTGTCGACCAAGCGAATGCTTTTGCGTTCAAGATTGACGACATTGAAGAGCGTCACTCGCACGTAAACTTTGAAGCGTTAGCAACCTCATCAGGTGCTTTCTCCTTGAAGCGTAAGTACGATGCGAATATTCTTCAAGCTATGGCTGATGGTGCTGGTATTACTGGTACAAGCACTAGTATTGGCTCTGCCTCTTCACCTGTAGATATTACAGGTTCAGGCAACGAAGATGCCGCAGTCAACTTATTGTTGTCTATGGCTCGTCTAATGGACGATAACTCTGTACCAGAGGAAAATCGTTGGTTCGTAGCACCACCAGTGTTCTATGAGAACATGTTCAAAGCTGGTGCGAAGTTTGCTGAAGTTCAGGTAACTGGTGACGCAACTTCACCACTCCGCAATGGTCTTGTAATGCAGGGCAACATTGCTGGGTTCAACTGTTATAAGTCTACTGTACTTAATAACTCTGGCACTGATGTTGTGACTATAACTTCTCAGGATACTACTAATGACTTTGTAGTTCTTGGTGGACATATGTCCTCAACCTCAACCGCATCTCACATCGCTAAAACCGAAGTGGTGCGTTCAACTGAAACTTTTAGCGACATCGTACGCGGTCTTCATGTGTTTGGACGTAAAGTCCTACGCCCTGAAGCACTAGCTGTTGGTGTTGTTAAGACTGACTAATAGGGAGACTTATAAATGGCTGACTATACTGTTACTGGTGCTGTTGCTGGTGTCTCTCTTGGCATCAAGCCTCAGATAGTCGAGGTAGTTCTCGATTTTTCAAGCACAAACTTGACCACTTCTGATTCAGTCGAAGTGTTTGAGATGAAGGCTAACACACTTGTTCTAATGGCAGGTGCAGAAGTTTTAACTGCAACATCTAACTCAGGATGCGTTCTCGATTTAGGGGATGACGCTGACGATGATTTGTATGTTTCTGCTCTAGACGCTACAGGAACAAACCAAGAAATCAATGCGGCTTCAAAATTTTATAGTGCCGCAGATACGATTGACTTGATTGTCAATTCAGCAACTTTTGATGGTAAAGTTCGTGTCTTTGCTGTCATCGCGGAAATGGGTACTGCAGAAACTGCAGCCTCGTTTGCGTAATAAAACTTGGGGGCAGGGCAACTTGCCCCCTCTTATCGTAAGGATATAATCATGGGTCAACGTAAGGGTCTATACGCCAATATCGCGGCTAAACGCAGACGTATCAAAGCAGGCAGTGGAGAGAAAATGCGTAAGGCAGGTAGTAAGGGCGCACCTACAACAGCTAATTTTAAACGTGCGGCACAAACAGCAAGGAAAAAGTAATGGCACGTAAACGCGACAACATGCCAAAACGAAACAGGAAAAACTTCCGACCAACAAAGGCGGGAGCAGGCATGACTGAGGCGGGTGTCAAGGCTTATCGTAGGAAGAACCCCGGAAGTAAGCTCAAGACTGCTGTCACAGGTAAAGTCAAAGCAGGAAGCAAGGATGCGAAGCGTCGTAAGTCTTTCTGTGCTAGGTCTGCAGGACAGATGAAGAAGTTTCCAAAGGCAGCTAAAGACCCAAACAGCCGTCTACGTCAAGCTCGTAAGAGGTGGAAATGTTAAACATGATAGTAGGACCTGTTGCGGATTTGGCAGGGACTTGGCTAAAGGGTAAAGTAGAAGAGAAGAAAGCTCAATCAGCAACTAAGGTAGCCAAAGCACAGGCTGAAGCTGTGGTCATGCAGAAGAAGGCTACGGGTGAGATTGATTGGGATTTGGAGATGGCGAAGGGTAGCCAATCCTCGTGGAAGGACGAGTGGTTGGTAATTTTATTTAGCATACCGCTTATACTGGCGTTCATCCCCGGAATGGAAGAGGTAGTATCGAATGGTTTTGCTCAGTTGGAATCAATGCCTCAATGGTATCAGTACAGTCTTGGCGTTATTGTTGCCGCTAGCTTCGGTGTGCGTTCTGCTACAAAGTTGTTTGGGAGAAAATAATGGCGGCAGAAACAATATTAAAATACAAGATAGTACCACGATTAATGATGCTTGTTATGACAGTGATGTATATAAGAGTTATAGAGTGGGGGATGTCCTTAGAAGACTTGAGTACACAACAGAGTGCGATGATAAGCGTAGTATCAGGTGCAATGACGGGGGCGTTTGCAGTGTGGTTAGGGTCGGAGACTAAGAAATGAATCTAGATAAGTTGAGAGAAGAACTGGCTGAAGACGAGGGCTGTAAGTATGAAATATACCTTGACCATCTGGGATTGCCCACATTTGGAATAGGGCATCTGATTACTAAGAACGACCCTGAGTACGGCAAGGACGTAGGAACTGTTATAGAACAGAGCCGTGTACAATCTGCATTTAATTTAGATATTGCCGTAACAATAGAGGACTGTCACAGGCTTTACAAAGACTTTGATGACTTGCCAGAAGAGGCACAGTTAATCATAGCAAACATGATGTTCAATCTTGGTTATCCACGCCTATCTAAGTTTAAGGGTATGAAGGCAGGAGTTGATGCTCGAAGCTGGTCTAATGCGGCTGATGAGATGGTTGACTCGCGTTGGTATACGCAAGTGCCTAACCGCGCACGACGTTTAGTAGACAGGATGAGGCAAATAGAAAACGATGCCTGATTTAAATGTTGTCAAGTTTGTAAGCAAGATAATCCCCTTAGGAACATCCACAACGCCTATATATACATGCCCTACAAATCATACGGCTGTCATAAAACTTCTTGCATTTTCTAATAAGGACATTACTGATAGGACGTTTGACCTGTCAATTACTGTGTCTGGTGGTTCTGCACAGCAGATATTGGATGCGTTTAACATAGCTACAGCCACAAACATTGTATACGTATTTGACGACGGAAAACCATTCTTTATGAATGCGGGGGATGCACTATCTGGGGTGGGTTCTAGTGCAAGTCAAGTTATAGCTCTTGTAGCTATAGAAGAATTATACGACCCGAATAAATAGGAGAGGAGTATGCCACTTAACAAAAAAGGAAAAGAAATCATGTCTTCTATGAAGAAAACTTACGGAGCGAACAAAGGTGAACAAGTCTTCTATGCAACCGCAAACAAGGGCAAAATCAAGGGTGTTGAAGAAAAAGCGAAGGGTGGCAAAGTTAGAAAAGCTAGCAAATCGTCGAAGCCTAAAACGAAGAGCAAGAGTAGAGTTAATGAAGCTGGCAACTACACTAAGCCCAGTATGAGAAAAAGATTATTTAATAGAATAAAGGCTGGAACTAAGGGCGGTAAGGCTGGGCAGTGGTCAGCAAGAAAAGCACAGTTGCTTGCTAGTGAATATAAAAAAGCAGGCGGGGGTTACAAATAGCTGTAAAGTTTGAAAGGAACTTAAATGCTAGCAGAAACTATGGCAGGTATCACACTTGTCAAAGCGAGTGTGGACGGGATAAAAAAAGCTATCAACACTTGCAATGATATAGGAGATATTGCAAAGTATATAGATGGGTTGTTCGAGGGCGAACAGCAAATACAGAAAAAACGAAGTAAAGCGCAGAAAGACCCGTTTGCTGTAAATACTATTGCAGAAGAAACAATCAATGCTAAACTTGCACAAGAGCATATGCAGGAGATGAAGAACCTGATAAATATGCGCTTTGGCCCCGGTGTCTGGGAAGGAATCATAGCGGAACGAGCTAAAAGAATACAGCAAGCAAAAGAGGCAGAACGACAGGCACGTTTAGAGAAGATACGTAGACATAAAGAACTTGTGCATAACGTAGAAATAGGCAGTGCAGTTGTGGCAGGGTGTGTCGTTTTTATCGGATTACTTGTCTTCATAATTATGACTTTATAAACTACTTGCTAAATCTCTGTCTGGTTTA